CTATAGCGGTAGATAGCACCTCCACGTTGTTCTCTATGTTTTGGATGGATGCCGTGTTGGTAGTTTGCTGGCCGGTTACGCTGTTTCCATCAGCTATCGTTACAGAGTTTGATGTCTGCGCCACCTCAACAACATTGCCCTTTTCAACGGCTATGCTGTTAGTCGTACCTGTAACGGTTACCTCATTCATCTGGTGACCTCTCTGACAATGCTGTAGCTTCCCTCAATCAGACGGGTAACAACACCGCCCGACGATATAAGCTCCAGATCATAAACCCCGTTGCCAGCCGTCAGAGCGGCAGTATCTGAGGCAGAGACTGTCAAGGTCACAGTGCCAGCACCGCCCCCTAAGGCTATGCGTCCGTTCTCTGTTGTAAGGGTAAGCACGGCAGAGCTATCTTCAATGTCTGACCGCAATGCCATACGAGCCGTGTAACCAGTCAGGTTAATCGCGCTTCCGGCTGAATCTTTGTAGGTGATAACAAGGCTGAGAGTGGAACCCTGTTCAACTGTGAGACTATAGTTTCCGGCTGTCATCTTCCCAAGCCTCATTTACATCTGGAGTGCTTGGGTCATCGCCCTTTAGCGTCCCATCTTGGTTTCTCGCCCTTTTCTTGGACTTTGCTTTGGTTTCTGTTGGGCCTGTTACTTTGACCTCTCTAGCAAGGCCAGATGAAACAAAGTTTTTCGCCAACGCCTCTTTCCAAGGCGCATCAAGGATTATCTCCTCACCTTCCTGATATATGCGTGTCTCACTGCCGTATTGGTTGGATGAACCGGCGGCTGTTTGCGTCATGATAACTTTCATCAACCCCTCCAGAAAAAGGGGGCAAGGTTGCCCCTGCCCCCATATTTTTAGGCGTTATGCGGTGTGAACGCATTATTGCCAGTGTGACGAGCGTGACTCTTGATAACCGTTGTTCCCAGCGGTGTACCGTTAGAGTGTGAGCCTGTCTTGGCAATAGTGGTGCGGATGTACCGCTTTCCACCGCGATAACCAACCCGATAAGTTGCGCCCGTCGAGTCAGGGTTGCCGCCTGTGCCAGCGGTGCCTGTCCCGTCGATTTTCAAGAAAACGCCATCAGCGGCGATAGTGCCGTCAACGATGTCTGCTTGAGCCGCATCAGTAAAGGTTGAATTATCATCAGAATGCTCTAGCCCGATTTCAAAGTAAACTGAACCAGATAGGGTATCCCCTTCCGCGCCAATGGTGACAAGAACTGTTGCGCCTTCATAACCCTGAAGGTCAACACCTGTACCATTTGAAGCGGCTGTGGTCACAGCGGACTTGTGGGACAGAGCGGTGGAGATGGAGTTTGAAAGGTCTTTCATATCATCCCTCCCTTACGCGCTGATGGTTTGAGTACGCAGAGCTTCAGCCAGTACAACCTGACCTCCAACTCTGGAACGAGCGACATACCGTACGTTGCCTGACGTTGCCTGTGTGAATGGATCACGCAGGACAGACAGGGCAACACGGTCTACAATCATGTAGCCACGGCTGAAATCACCGAATGCCACGGGCTTGGCAGAACCAGCCACATCAGGCATATCGGGCATCTCAACATACGGGAAGCCAAGGATTGTATTTGGCACACCAGCAGTCAGCATCATGCCAGCTTGGAACACATACTGACCAGCAGTGTCCTTCAACTTGCGGATAGCCGCCAACGACGTACGGTTGAACACAAACGTCGCGCCACGGGTGTAGTCACTCTTGACATCATGTACGAGGTCAATCAGGCCATCACCTGTGAGCAAAGTGCCACTACCAGAGTTAGTCGTGCCGACGTCACTGTTGACAGTAATGCCTTCAGGCTTGCCCACGGAATCACCAGCGACGAAAGCATTGCCTTCGTTCTTGGCGAACTGTGTTGCAAACTCTTCTTGCATCTCGCTCTCAAGATTGAACACCGAATCCTCAAGCATCTGAGAGGAAATATCAACCAGCGCATATTGCTCATGGGTTGGGATTTCTTCCAGTTGCGTGGTGTAGCCGGTGGTCTCAGAACGAGTCCCTTGCTCTGCTACCCAAGCGGCAGAGAAGGTTGCTGTACGAGATGGCATCTGGATTGACTTCTGGTTTGTCTGACGAACCCTTGCAATCTGACGCATCGGGGAAATTTCCGTGATGGTCTTGATCAGTTCAGCGACATACTCAGGCGGGGCAAGAAAACCAGCTTGGCTATCATCACTTACACTCAGTGACTTAACCTCGTGGGCCTCCATGTCCTTTTCACCCTTGCGTAACCACTTATCAAAAGCATCCATTTTTTCATCAATGGATTTGCTCTCAACGGCAGCTTCAGGGCGTTTCAGGAGAGTTTCAAAGTTTTCCAGCTTTTCGCCGAATTGCTTTTGCTCCTGTTGAGCGAGAGTGAGCTTTTGATTGATGTCCTCAAAACGATCAAGGTCAGCTTCAATATTCTTGAGCTTTTCATCAACCAGCGGATCAGCCTCACCCTTCTTCTCGATTTCAGCCAAACGCTCATTGTTGGTGCTTTTGAACTCTTCAAACGCAACCGCAAATGAGTCAATGGCTTGCTTGATATCATCAGACATCAGTAGCCTCCTTATCGGATTTCAGGATGTTGGTTAGGTTTGCAATGCTGGATAGCAGTGCGGTGTCTTGCTCATCGCCAACCTCACGCTGGTCTAAAGCTTTGGCAACGACATTGGCCGCCACTTTTGCCTCGCTCCTAGAAAGACCGCCTTCATCCCGAAGGAACGCCTCCCAATCACGGACACTTCTCTCCGCCGCCTTGACCGAAGCAACCCTTGCGCGAGGGTTCATCGGGAAAGTAACAGCGGAAATTTCCATTAGGTCTACTTGCTTGAGGTAACGCTTCTTACCCCTATCATCATAGCTGTAGCCCTTTGCATCTACTCTGTAGCCAACGGAGAGGCCGTCAATAGCCCCCATCTTCATTAGCTCATATACCTCGCGGCCCTTTTGCGTCTGCATGGCGAGTTGTCCCTCAACATACAGGCCGTTGGCATCTTCTTTGATTTTTGTGTAAACGCCGATAGGCTCTTTGGTGTCATGCTGGAAAAGCATCTTGATTTTCCGCGCACCTTTAGCTCGAACAGATTTGGCAAACGCGCCGTTGACTACAACGTCATTGCCCAAGTCCTTGTTGCCAAAAACTGATGCATAGCCAGAGAACATTCCCTTGGCATCATCATCCTCATCATCCTCATATGCCTTTAAGTCAAAATCAGCTTGGCAATCCAAGGTGCCGCTCTCAACGAACTTAACCTCTTCATCAATGTCGTCTTGATATTCTGTATCCATGTCAGTATCCCCTTTGCTCCCGTCACGGTATGCGCTGAGACAAACTGCTACCCGTTGGTCGTTTGTTGGATACTCAGCTTGCATGGTATCATTGTCCATGCATCGGCCCATGAAATCTTTTTCGCTCTCACCCGATGTTGGTTTCGGTATCGGCATTACTCACCTCTGAACAACCATACAATACACTCAGATACCAACAGATACAACATCTGTTGTTTTCTTAATCAACCACCTCATCCTCTGGCGACACATAAAGCGTTACGCACCGGCAGTTGATTGTGTTGTGTGCGCCGCCTCTTGGGTCGCCAGTGTAACCCATCCGGTATTCTAGACCCTTGTAGGGAACCGTAAAATCCTCATCAAGCGGGACTTCAGTGCCGTTCATTTGAGCGTGAAATGATCGGGTGCGATCATCAGCAACGGATACCCAGCGTTTTACTTGATCAGGTATGTTAAGGCTGGCGTTGACCTGATGGTTGGCATAACTTGCCGCCGTGTGGGTTTCTGTTCTTGCAATAGTGGCCGAACGAATACGACTGAACGAACCACGCATACGCTCAAAAATATCTCGCCCTATCACTGTCACACCTAAACCTTCTTTTTCCCCCGCGACAATGATTGAGATGATGGCCTTGCGTGTTGTGTTGCTTATTTGGCTGATACGCTGTGCGCCAATATCCAGCATAAACAGCTTGATGAGTTGCTCAAACTGACTCTCTTGCTTTCTGTATCTCAGAATGCGTAGGCCAAACTCATCAATGACAGAACGGTAGTGCGGCTCAAGTACCGCTGTTATCTTTTGGTCAATCTCTGATTGCAACCTCAGAAGCCTGCCCGCACCTTGATATTCTCTCTGGGCCTGTGCGCCAATCTCAGCGAGGGCAGTTTGCATCTGAAGCCGCAGACGCCGCTCATAGCTTAGACGCAAGCGTGTCTGTTCAATAAGCTCACGCCGCGCTGAGATACGGATGGGTTCTTGCTTATAAGCTGGCTGGCTCATTACTTCTTCATGGGATGGCCGGATGGCAACAGGTCTAGATCAAACTTACCACTGCGGAAGCGACCCCTGCGGACTGCATACAAAAATGCGTTTACTCTTGCATATGCCCACTGATCAGGGCCGGATACGTTGGGCCTTACAGATTCAGGATTCGTTCTGTACGCGCCAACACCCCTTTTGAAGACGGCCTCTAGCATCCTTTGAGTGACGCGCTTGCCTTTCTTGTCTCCATGCTTGTCGTTGTGTTCTTTGACCTTTCCTTTAAGAGCCTCTTTGACCTTACCTGATACATCAGCCTTTGCCTCGCCATATGCCAACGGCTCACACCCGTCACAACATGGGAGCATGATGCTCTCAATCTCTGCCTTGCCATCTCTTTCCTTATCAAGCTGTGCTGCCTTTCGCCTTGCCCATGTCTGGCCAGAATCCCCGCCCCACAACAACCAAGCTATTTTACCAGCCGAAGGGTATCCTTCTTCGCCCTGTCGAAATCCCGTGGCTCTCTTATCTACTTCATGGCGGCTGAAGAATGAATGCATCCGCCTTACAGTGCTGGGCGACAACCGCTCTTTGTTTGTGAGTTGGACGGCTCTTGCGACACCGACTTCTGTTCCGCCTCTGTTGAACTCTTTTCGCATCTCAAGACCGCGTTTTGCCGCCGTCGCCATGCTGTCAGTAGGCGTTGTGTCAACATCGCTCTCTGCCTTTGCATCATCATCATCCTCATCTTTGTTCGTGACTCTCAGATAAATGGAGTGGCTGGAGCATGGCATGTAGTGGTTGCCATCTGGACCCTTGACAGTATGGGTGCCTTCACAACCAAGCCGTCTAGCTCTACGCGCTGCTTCCGGCTGAGTATCAAAGACATCTCGCCCTTCACCAAAACGAGGGTCTTGCTTTGGCGTCTCAAGCTCATCACCCGTCAATCTGGTGTAGTCTGCATGGGACGCGCACGGCATGTAGACGGTGCCATTATCTGTGTCGTGGGAGTGTGTGCCTGTACAACCTATTTTTTCCGCACGTTCTGTAGCCTCTGCCTCAGTTGTGAATACGTCTTTTTCAACCTCACTCTTAGAAACAGCATCCCAATCATAAGCCTGTTTGCCATCTTCTTCAGCATTTTCACCCTCCGCTGGTGCGACCTCTGGCTGACCAAGTGGGAACAAGTTAGCCGCAATAAATACATCATCACCACCTGTGATTGGCTCCATCCCTAGCCTTTCACGTGCCTCATTGCGTGATATAATACCTTCTCGCACGGCACTGGTGATATTCTCATAAATGCGACGGCGACGCTCAGTCATCGCTGGGATAGCCTCAAAGTCATAGGCAATGGAAATATCTTCTCCAAAAGCCGGTGCCAGCCATTCATTGAAATCTGATTCTACGCGCCTAGCCAGAGGTATGATTGTTTCTTCATACAGAGCCAGCCTAGCCTCTTGCACGTTTGCGTATGTTTGCCCATCAGGCACGCCGATAAGCTGTGATGGCACGCCAAAGCACAATGCTATGTCTTTTGCTGCTATATGCTTTTGTTGCATGAAGTCCATGTCTCGCGGAGACAGACCCATTTCCTTCCAATCAAAATCACCTTCTAGCAACAATGGTCTTCCCGCGTTATCAGAACCCGCAAATCTTGTCCGCAGATCATCATTGAGTTGTTGACGTTGGCCATCTGTCAGTTGCACCGAAAGGCCACGGTCATCTGATGGCCTAAACACAATCGCACCTGTTGGCCTTGCGCCATTCCGCAACAGAGCGATGTTGTGCTTGTTGATCTCGTTGTGATTATCAACATCTACAGCCGCCGCCATAAGCGGTGATAAACCGTAGTAGTCGTCCAGCGGGTTCCACAGCTTGAGATGTTTGACTTCTGATTCTCCTGAAACAGGATCAGCGTCATAGGTGTTTACCACTCTTCCCTCAATGACATACTCATACCCTGTCGGCATGGATGTCTTGCTAGCCTTCACCCGCACACGGTCAGGCCGCAACAGATAAAGCTCACGGGTTGCACCGTTTACATCAGAGCGAATTGCGTAGGAGTTGCCAGATAAAAGCAGGAATGAATACAAGCTTTGAAAGTATTCCACTCCTGCCTGCGTGGGGTTTGGTCTATTGAGAAGTGAAAGTATCGGATGTTGGTCTAGCTCAACCTCTCCTTGAAATGCTTTCCACGGGATTGACGCCGCACCGTTAGCAATCTCATTCACGCACCTGTAAACGATAGCGTTCTGTCTATAGCCTTCATCTGCATAGGCATCAAACTTATCCCTGCGGTAGTGCTGGACTCCAGTGTAATTCATCACCACTTGAGGGGCTTCTTTGCGCTCTGGTGCGCCAAATAAAAAAGCCCTGATATTTTCTCTTATTGATGCCATCAGCTTATTCTCCAATATGCCTGTCCGGTATTCTGGCTCAGTTCTGTCAAAGCCCAGACTAGGGCATCAAGTCTGTCAGGCGATTTTTTCACCCCTGCAACGTAAGAACACATTTGATCCTCTAATACAGGAAAAGACCCGACATGATGCACTTTTTTTTGCTCATATAGCGCGGCTATTGGCTCCGCCCTAACCAGTTTTCCTCTTGATGCAGTGACTGGTGTATATGGCACGTTTGGGTCAATGTTCCGTATCAAACGTTCAACTAGGTCTCCACCGTTGTTTACTTCTGCAACTATCCTATCAGCATTGTACTTATAAAAACAGTCTACAGCACGCCGACCCCAAGCATCAGGGCTGGCCTTCAAGGAAGCATCTTCTATAACGTAATAATTATTATCTGATCCATACCCACAAACTACTATACCTGTTTCATCAGAGTTTTCATTATTGGTCACCGCTGGATCAATAGCTACCACTATGCGAGTGAGGTCAGGCAAATCATCTTTAGAAATGTAACCCTGTTCAATGATCTTGTGTGACCACAGCGCACCTTCCGTGTCATCTAGGATATCTGCATATAGCTCTTGTCGCCCAAGCCTTGTGCCTTCATATTTTTCTTTAAGTTGTGCAAGTGCGCTTTCAGCTAGGTTTTCATAATTCTCAAAGGTGTTGCCCTTCGTAAGGTGGACATCACGACCCGCTCTTTTAGCTAGGCTAACAACCAATGGAGTGGGGCGTGGTGTAGTTGTAATAACCAAACGTGGCTTTTGGCCCAAACGCAAGCCAAACATCATTTGGTCATATGTCTCTGGATATCGCCATGCCGCAAGTTCATCCGCCCAAAGCCTGTGAAACTGCGGCCCCCTTAGACGGTCAGGCTCAATCGCAGCAAAGCCCTGTATGATAGAACCGTTCCACAGTTTGATTTCCATGCTGCTGCGGTTGTAGGAGCGTCGGTCACCCTGTTGATAGCACTGGCTAGGAATGATGCTCAGTAGGCCAGACGGCCCTTCAAAGCACACTCGGCGTAGATCACCCCCTGTGGGGGCTATGACCCCGCATATGACGTTTGGATGAGCCATGGCATAGGCTGCTATATCCTGTGCGCCTGTCCTTGTCTTACCCCAACCACGGCCAGCCAGAATAAGCCAGATGTCCCAATCACCATGAGGTGTCTTTTGTGACTGCCTAGCCTGTCCACCAAACCAGTTAGTGTAAGACGCTACCGCCGTCTTGTGAGGTCCCTGCCAATCTTCGGATAATTCCGAAAGCCTCTGCAAGTCCTTCATCGGCTGCGCTGATTGTTCCGCTAACATTTCTGTTCTCTGTGCTTTCACCAAGGGCAAGGCGACCCGTCTTATGGGTCTTTTCTAACGCAGATGCTAATTGATTGATGCCGCCGCTAGATATAATAATGGGCTGTGTAGGGAATGGTTCATTGAACGCTTTTTTGGCAACGGCTGCTTGTTCCTTACGTTCATGCCATGATTGCAGCAACGCCTCATATCGCTGCCGCTCTTCATTAGCCAACCGCATTAGGCGCACTATATCCGCTTGTAGAGCTTTAGCTAGCTTGAGGGAGTTGACGTCGAAGTCCACCGCTTCTTCTGAAAGCCGCTTGCGCTTCTGAACATCAATCTCTTTCGCTAGCTTTTGTTGAAATACAGCGCGGGCCTCACGCCAGCCTTCTGCCTTACTGCGGCGATGGATGGTTGCCAGATTGACCTTGTACTTGTGCGCCAAGCCTTCAAGCGTCATGTACCGCCGCTCTCCACCCTCATCTTCAAAGCCCTGCACATAGAGATTACGCGCCTCTATCCAATCATCAGGGGACAATCTTTTTTTCTTTTGTGCTGCCATTTGAACCGTTGCATATCCCGTTATGGGATGAATGTATCATCAATGCGGGTAAAAAAAAAGAGACAGGAACCGCTCATGTCTCTTACAAAAGATGTGACTTGGACTGTGTGTCGGCACCACAAATCTTGTAATCGACACCAAATCACTAACCATTCGCAGGTAAAAAAATATGGGTTAAACTTACAAGTTGAGTCACAGCCCAAGTCACAACTGATTTTCTTGCCTTCCGCACAGTCTGTCAACCACTCTAATTTTTTTGCACTTTTTTTGCTCCTTTTGTGCATTTAAGGGTTTACAAAATTAAACAGATGACAGATACTAATCATGTCGAGAGGGCGTTAAGCCCATAACCATACCACGGAGCAAACAATGATTACCCTTCCCAGCAACCGCACCTTTGGCATTGAGCTTGAGGCCTTTGGCATTGATCGCCGCGAACTGGCACGTAACATCCGCGCTGCTGGCATTGATGTGATTGACACCCATTACTCTGGTTCTGATTACAACCGTTGGCAGATCAAGCCTGATGGTTCTATCTCTGGCTCTCAGGGTTTTGAGATTGTCTCACCTGTGCTGAGTGGCCAGAGTGGCATCACGCAGATCAAGATGGTGCTGGAGATTGCCAACCGCCTTGGTGGTGATGTGAACAAGTCCTGTGGCTTCCACATTCATTGGGGTGTATCTGATTGGCGCATTAAGCACTTCCGCAACTTTTACAAGCGTTGGGCAAAGTTTGAGCGCGGCATTGATTCCTTCATGCCCCAGAGCCGTCGCGGTGACAACGCCTTTTACTGCCAATCGCTTTACTCAACACCGCTTGGAAGGAACAACTCTAACCCTACCGGCTGGGTGGTTGGCACCATGTTTGATGCGATTGATCGCTGCCGCTCACTCAACCAGCTTCGCACGATGACCCAAGGCTCTGGCCGCTACTGCAAACTGAACGTAGCAAAGTTTCACCGTACAGGCACTATTGAGATACGCCACCATTCCGGCACCTTGGACTTTGATAAGGTCTGCCACTGGATTGCGCTTACCGGCGCGATGGTTGCCAATGCCGATGATGGCAAGGCTGTCAAGAATTTTACTGATGTTTCCGTGGCCCCAAAGAAGGTTCTCGACACCCTTCTTGGGGGACTGGTACGGGTTGGTGGCATTGATGCTGCCACCCGTGCTTTCTTCAAAAAACGCGCCAAGCAATTTGCAGATGCAGAGCGTGACAACACTACAGGCCGCAACACATGATCTACTGGATAACCCATGATGGTCGCACCTTTGTAGCAGAGGATGAGAAGGAGCTTATTGACTGCTACAGAGGTGACACCATTACCCTGACCAAAGATGCACAGGACTTTATGAAACAGATGTGCATTTGGACTCGGCTCTACTGCAATGCAGAGCTTGACCCGACCACACCAATGACCTTCGTGCAGTCGCTGCTTGATGCAGGGCTGCTGACCAAGAGGAGTATGAACTGATGAACCAGATGATCTACATGGCATATGGGAGCAACCTAAACAAAGAACAGATGAGCATACGATGTCCTGATGCAGAAGTGATGGGTAGGTTCCTTATGCCTGACCACCGTTTAGTGTTCAAAGGCGTGGCGGATATGATACCCGCTGTTGGACACGAATGCCCCGTGGCCCTGTGGCGGATCACTGATGCCTGTGAAGAAGCGTTGGATATCTATGAGGGCTTTCCCAAGCTATACCGCAAGGAATACTGGACGCATGAAGATGGGAAGATGTTCATGGCCTACGTTATGAACCGTGATGGTCTTGCCCCTCCACCGCCGCACTATCTGGATTGCATCCGTGATGGCTATCAGGACTTCGGGCTTGATGCAGCGTACTTGAATGAGGCTGTGAAGCTCAGTATGGAATACCAGAGTGATGAGGGCCACATCCCAAAGAAGTACCGCAACGGTTAGCCGCCTTCCATCCTGCCAAAGTCAGGAACCCATCCATCCTCAAACGCATCATCAGGGTCGCCCTTTGTATCAGGTGACCCTGCATTGTCATACAGGCGGTGAATCTCTTCCTGCTCCATGCCAAGGTGTTGCTGTATCCATTGATCATCTACGCCCTGTTCATCTTTCAGACTGCGAACTATATCAGCCATGCTCATCACGAAGTGACTTCCCCTCGCCCTGTTGTGGGTGATGGTAGCTGATACCTGTTCAGCCATACCCATATCATCAGGCAAAGTTACAACAGGAACCATTCCGCCGGTCATCTCAAGGATTCTGGCATCATTTGATACCAGCCAACGATGGAAGCCATCCACGATTTCGTTATTTGATCGAATCACGATGGGCTGTGTCCAGCCACAGGTTAGGATAGACTGCACCAGCAACTCAAGCTCAACGGGGAAAACCTTGTTAGGGTTGTAGGCGTTGGCGTGGAGTTCATCCCTGTTGACCCATTTGACTTCACTTATGGGTTGCGCTTCTGAACCTTGCTTCATCATATTTCCTTTTCTGCTTCAAAGCCTCGTCAACGCCGCCTTGAATGTTTGGCTGCTTTCGGTTTTTAAAATCCCCGCGCACCGCTATCTTGAGCAGGAAGTCCCAAGATACACCCGTGCGAGGGTGAGCCACCTTGTCCAGTATGGGTTCATTGGTCTTATTATAGTGGTTCTGGATAAAGCCCTTGACACGCTCCGCCACCTCAGACTTATAAGGCTCTGGGTGTTTCTCAATCCAGAAGCGGATGAACTCATGCCATGTCATGTTGTCAGGCTTGGTTGGGTTTGAGCCGTAGGAGTACAGGACTGTGTTTGAGTACCGTGCAGCAGTAGCTGCGCCATCAACCCTTTCCTGCATCTTCCCCCAGATATCAGGAAACAACTCGCGGAACTGATACAGACCCCGCATTGGCTCCTCACCATAAGGCGGCGCACACCTCTGATCATTCGGCCTGATGCCAGCTTTGTCCATGAGGTCATAGGCGGTGTTATAGTCCCACCCGAACCGCTTTGGTGCTGTCCAGATATCTTTGGTTGACCAATCGTATACCGGATACACCTTGTAGATATTCCCCTGCGCCGTACCCTCATCGTACTTTAGGATATGCACATCCTCGCGCCTGCGACCTGACAGGATAGCTCTTGTGCGTGTAAGACTTTCATCCGCCCTTATGCCCATCACGATTCCGACATTGCCGTGTATCTCAGGCTTGAAGATCAAACCGTTGATTTCTGGGATGGTAATACGCTGCGCTGGATCACTTGGGTAACCCTCAAGCTCAGTGATGGCTTCTGAAGGAAGTGGTCTTACCCATTTGGCTTCATCTTCCGGCCCCCACGGGAACCACCATGGGTTTTTGACAGAGCAAGCGTTCCTGTGCCGCACTGGCAGACACCACCAGTAGAATTCAACCTCTGGCAGTTGACTAACACGACGGACATATTGTTCTGTCTCATACGGGATGGCTTCCTCATCAAAGTGGTGGATAGGCACCTTCTGGATGCCACGCTCCTTTGCCACCTCAAGCACTAGGTTAAGACAGGCCGTGCTATCCTTACCGCCGCTGAACATGACAGCCACAGTATCAAAAAG